GTAGAAGATGCAAATGATGTTGAAACAGTAAAGTTCTTAGTTGATAGTGCAAAAGGCATTAGTACAATTAAGATTACAAAGGAGGAAAATCCTATGACAGAAGAAACAACAGTTGTTGAAGAGACTTTAGAAAAGTCTGACACAGCAGTAGTTGCAGATGTTGAGGTTGCTCCAGAGGCTCCAGCAGAAGCACCAGCTGATGTTGTAGCAGAGGCTCCAGTTGCTGAAGCAGCAGAGCCAGTGGCAGAGACAGTAACTGAAGAAGTTGCTCCAGTTGCTGATGAAGCAGCAGAAAAATCAATTGATGCAGTTGTTGATACAACAGCAGAAATTTCAAAGTCTGTTGCAGAAATTAATGAATCTCTAACTAATGCCTTGAGCAATCTTGCAGAAACAGTTAAGGCTATGCAAGCCAATGTTGATGCAATAACAAAGTCCCTTGAAACAGTTACAGGAGAAGTAAAGTCTGTAGCAAATGAGGTAAGCCAAGTAAAGGGTACTTTTAATGAGTTTGGAAAGAGAGTGGATGCCGTAGAGCAAGACACAGCTTTCCGCAAGTCTGGCGATCTAGGCGAGATCGTGCAGGAGTTTCCAGAAATGAAAACTCAAAAATCCCTATGGGGCGGACGTTTCCTCAAAACAGCCGACCTATTTAACTAACATAATTCACTAGGAGGTGAACAATATGTCGGAACAAGAAATCGTAAAGAATTATCCAGGATCATCTGAAGGACACAATCATGACGGCCAGGGCTCATTAGCATCTGGTGGAATTGGTGGTGCAACCGCTACAGGTCCATCTGGTAATCTTTCACCAGCAGCTTCACTCGGTAACATTGCTACCGCTAACTTTGGATCAACAGAGGGCGCTAATGCAGTGAATCCTTCTGGTACACCTGGTGGTATTTTGCTACCAGAGCAGGCTCGCCGCTTCATCGACTACGTGTGGGATGCAACAGTTCTCGCCAAGGATGGTCGTAAAGTTACAATGCGAGCAAACACCATGGAAATCGAAAAGGTTAACGTTGGTGAGCGTGTAATTCGTGCTGCAGCACAAGCTGATAACACATACACAAATGCTGGCGCAACATTCACTAAGGTAGAACTCACAACCAAGAAGATTCGTCTTGATTGGGAAGTTTCTACTGAGTCTCTTGAAGACAATATTGAAGGAGGTGCACTTGAAGACCATCTCGTTCGTCTTATGACAAACGCTTTTGCTAATGATATCGAAGATCTCGCTATCAATGGTGATGGTTCAACAGGCAACTTCCTCTCAATCATGGAAGGTTTCGTACACAAGGTCACAGATGGTTCAGATGCTCACGAAGCAATCGTAACCGTTTCTGATGATGAGTGGACACCATCTGTAATGCAAGATATTATTCTTGCAATGCCACGCAAGTACCGTGCAATTAAGAACAATCTTAAGTTCTATGCTGGTACAGATGCTTTCCAGGGTATCGTTAAGAATAACGGTACACTTGCTGACGCAGTTGCAGAAGCAATTGCTGGCATGGTTCCAGGAAGCACACAAGCTAACCGTCAGAACTATCTAGACGGCGTTGGCCAGACATTTGGTGGAGCACGTACAACACGTGTTCTCGGTGTCGATGTCATGGAAGTACCTTACTACCCAGCAGATTATGTCGATTTGACATTCCCTGCAAACCGTGTTTGGGGCTTCCAGCGTGATATCACGGTAAACCGTGAATACAAGCCAAAGAAGGATACAGTTGAATATACAGTATTCGTACGCTTTGGTCTACAATGGGAAGAACTTGATGCAGTTGCTTACGCAGATGCAGCATCTGATTCCTAATCACAATTAAATAATAGAATTTGGAGGGTAGCGTAAAAACTACCCTCCTTATTCACATTCTGATATAATAGCAGTGGAGGATAATAATAATGTCAGCAGAATTAGTAGAAGAATTAAAGAGTAAAACAGTACCACAATTAAAATCATATGCAAAAAAGAATAATATAGATTTATTTGGTGTAAGTACAAAAGCTGAAATACTAGAAGTTATATTTTCGTTTTTGCCAACAAAACATCAAATTGACAAAGCAAAAGTTAAAGATAAGCCAAGTGAAAAAGTTGCAGTGTATTCCGTAAAAAATCTTCATTGGAATGGGGTAGGAGAACTTGAAAAAGGATATAACATCTTAAGCAAGGAGGATTCGGAAAAGTGGCTAACAAATAAATCTGTCAGATTAGCCCTGCCAGACGAGGTAGCCAAGTTTTACCGTAAAAAGAAATAATGGAAGTATTACGATTACCGCCATATCCAATAGATACAAAGTGGGATGTTCCTGCTGCTAATACTCAGTATAAGCTTTATATTGAAGATCTTGTAGATCACTCTGTAGAGGAGCTAACAGTTACCTCTGATTCAAATTCACAAATTACTTATACTATCCAACAATCAAAAGCACAGTTTGATAGAAAATTCTTATTTAGAATTTTAAGTATGTCTGGATCAATTATTCTTGACAGTAACTTAGATGTTCTTAGACCATACATTGATTATAGAACATTAGGAACAACTGCATCTGAAATACAAGAATATAAAATATTAGAGATGGTGGCAAGAGGATTAATTGATTCTGTAGTTACAGATGGATTTTATAATGAAAAACATATTGTTGAGATAGCTGGTAATGGAGCTGACTATATGCCAATATGGGAGGACTTAAACAAGGTTCTTCGTGTATATCGTGACAACGTATTAATTTTTGATGTAGATGCAGAAAATCCAGAAGACAATGAAGCAACATATACTGTTACATTAGATAACTCTGCAATTATTCGTGTTGAAGATGAAAGATTTGATAGGCTACAGTCAGCACCACTGGATCTTCCAGGAGCTATTGGAGATCTTGGATATGTAGGGGCATTAACAACAGCGTTCCCTAAACTATGTGACTTTTTGTTTGTTTTAGATATTGGTTATAAGGCTGTTCCACCAGATATTGAATATGCAACTAAATTATTAATTGAAGATTTAAAGTGTGGAAAGCTTGATTATTACAAGAGATATACAACGTCATATAATACAGACCAGTTTAGAATTCAGTTTGATAAATCAGTTTTGGACGGTACAGGAAATATGATTGTAGATAAAATTTTAAGCAAGTATGCTAAGAATATTACCAAGATAGGTATGATTTAATGCTATGCGATCCTACAGACTTTATGTATCCATTAAAGGCAGATGTTTTTTACCCAATTGTTGAGCAAGGCGCATACGGTAATCTAACAAAGCAATGGGTTCTTGATAGAACTATAGGATGTAACTTTTCTCCAGCGGGATCTGCTGGGGCAGAAGAAGTAAAACCAAATGCAAAAATAAATATAGAAACAATGCTTCTTGGAAGAACAAAAACAGATTTAAGAATAAGTTCTAGAGAATCAAGAGAATCTATAGTAAATGTAATTATTACAAATATAAGAACAGCAAATGATTACCCAATATATCTAGAAACAGCTGGACCAAGATCTGGAAAATCTACAATATTTGAAATAGCATCTAATGAACCAATTGTTGGTCCATTTGGTGATATAGAATATTATAAACTTGTTGTTCGTAGATCAGAGAATCAGGCAACAGACCTATGATGCGAGTTTCTTTAAATACTGCCAAATTTTTAAAAGATATGAACAATATTGTTCTATATTCAGAAGGATTTCTTGAAGGTGTGCAAAAGGGCAAAAATATATTCTTAAAAAATATTGGATTAGGAACAAAAGAATTATTAGAAAAATTTATTGATGCTAATGCAAGAACAAATCCACAGATGCTTCAGCATATGTACGAATGGTATAGATCTGGTAGTCCAGAATCAAGATTGTTTAATATTGATTATACTGTAAGCAATATTGGTCTTTCTTTTTATGCATCATTTAGACAATCAAATACTGTTAAAGAAGGATCTTCTGTTCCATTCTATGATAAGGCAAGAATTATGGAACAAGGCATACCTGTAAGAATAGAGCCATCAAGATCAAATGTTTTAGTTTTTGAAGACAACGGAGAAACTGTATTTACAAAAAAGCCAGTAACTGTTAGAAATCCAGGCGGAGCACAAGCACAGGGAGGATTTCAAAAAACTTTTGACTCATTCTTTTCTAAATATTTTACACAAGCATTTTTAAAAACAAGTGGTGTTGATAGATATTTAAATAATCCTGTAGCATATAAAAGAAACCTGCCACAGGGACGCAGAGCGGGTAAAGCAAAAGGAATATCAACAGGATATTCATGGATAGCAAACGCAGGAGTTGTTAGATAATGGCTAATAATACAACATTAAATACCCCAGTAGTATGGGTAAACAAATATTTACAAGCTAAGCTTTCTGAGTTTGGATTACAGGCTGTTCCATTTTTCCCAACAACTCCATCTACTATTGACTCACTAACACAGTCATTTGCCACTGGTAACGGGGTAATGGCAACATATGACAGAATGTTTAAAATGAGCAGATCAGCATTTCCACATATTAAATGTGAGCAAATACTATATTACTTTTATGCCACTCAAGAAAATTCAATAACAAATATGGTTCAGATTACTGAGGCGGTATATAGATTACTTGATCGTAGAGATGAATCTGCAGAAGAGATTAATAATTGGTGCTCAAATAGACGTATTAATCTTGGAACAACACAACAGCCAGACTTAATAGATAATATTTTCTATTTTCATGATTTTAAGGTATATCAACTAGAAGAAACTAGAGATATTATTGATTTTGGAACAGCTAGAACCTACGGCGGAAATAAGATTATTATAGATTTTGACTATCATGCTAAACCTATTCAAGACGAGGCCTCTGGCTTAGATACAGTAGGCTATTCAAATTGGCGACCAGAACGCCTAGATACCAAAGAAATAATCTAAAAGGCTGATATACTTATGGTGAGGAAACCCGCCAAAACTTAATATATTCTATGAAAGTAGAGGTGAAAAATGGCATATACTCGTGGTACATCGACCAACATTATTGTTGGTGCTGCTGCGCTTTTCGTAGCAGACACAACCCTTACTCCAAATACATTGGAGGCGTTCGTATCAAACAAATCATTCAAAGATACTTTGAGTGGTGAGGCAGATTACACAAACGTAGGTTATACCATGAACGGTCTTGAACTACAGTTCCAACCAGACTTCGGCGAAGTACAGGTTGATCAGGTTCTAGACGTTGCTAAACTATATAAGCAAGGTATGCAAGTAAATCTTGCAACCGCTTTTGCTGAGGCTACACTTGAGAATCTTCTCTTGGCTTTGGCATTTAACGATAACCAACTTTCAGGAACTAAGTCAACATCTAATGGACAGGTTCTTAACCTTTCAGCAGGTGAAATTGGAGAATGTCCAGTAGAACGAGGAATCGTTGCTGTTGGACCTGGAACTGGAGACTGCGAAGACTCTGCATACGTTGAGCGTGTTTATACAGCATACCGTGCTCTATCAATTGAGAACGTAACTGTATCAGCAAAGCGTGACGAGGCTTCAATGTTCGAAGTTTCATTCCGTCTTCTTCCTGAAGATACATCTGGATCATATGGTAAGATCGTAGATCGTACCTGGACACCAGCAAGCTAGTTTTAAATAATTAGACAACTAAGCCCACCCTTTGGGGTGGGTTTTTTTGTATGATAAAATAGTTAAGGGATAATATGGCAACTAAAATATATTCAACTAAAAATATTTATTTATTTGATGGAACAGAAGTAGAAATCTCTCCATTAAAAATAAAATATTTACGCCAGTTTATGGATACATT